GATCGAAGCGCCCAAGACCTGGCACGTCGTGGAGTTCAAGACCCATTCGCGCAAGAGCTTCGCCGATCTCTTGGCCAAGCGCGTCCGGGACAGCAAACCGCAGCACTTCGCGCAGATGCAGATCTACATGCGCCTGACCGGCATGACCCGAGCAATGTACCTGGCGGTGAACAAGGACACGGACGACCTCTACGTCGAGCGGGTCAAGGTCGATACCGCGTACGCCGATCGGCTGCTGGCAAAAGCCGCTCGCATCCTCTTCGCCGCGCGGCCGCTCGACCGGGTCAGCGAGGATCCGGCGTGGTACGAGTGCCGAATGTGCGCCCATGCCGAGGTCTGCCGGGGTCAAGCCGCCGCCGCTGTGAACTGCCGCACCTGCCTCTCTTCGACACCCGTCGAGGGGGGCTGGTGGTGCGAACGCCACCAGCGGGCCTTGTCCGAGGCCGACCAGCGCGCCGGCTGCGACCAGCATCTCTACCTCCCCGACCTGGTGCCGTGCGAGCAGATCGACGCCGGAACGGACTGGGTCAGCTATCAACTTCCCGGTGGCGGAATCTGGCGCGACAGCGGCCGCCACAAGTACGCGGAGCATTCGCTATGACCTTGACCGTGCGTCCGTACCAACAGGCAGCCATCGATGGCATCTACCAGTATTTTGAGGGGGAGACCGGAAATCCCCTGGTCATCATCCCGACCGCTGGCGGCAAGTCCCTGGTGATGGCCCGCTTCATCGAAGGCGTGCTGAAAGCGTTTGCGGACCAGCGCATTCTCGTCGTGACGCACGTCCGCGAGCTGATCGAGCAGAACTACCGCGAACTGATCCGGCTCTGGCCGCAGGCGCCGGCCGGCATCTACTCGGCGGGACTCAAGCAGCGAGACATCAGGGCGCGCATCCTGTTTGCCGGCATCCAGTCGATCCACAAGCGCGTCTATGACGTGCAGCAGTGCGACTTGGTGTTAATCGACGAAGCGCACCTGATTCCGCGCTCATCGAACACCCTGTACCGGCGCTTCCTCGACGGTTTGACGCGCCTCAATCCGCTGCTCAAGGTGATCGGTTTCACGGCCACCCCGTACCGCCTGGACTCCGGACGGCTCCACGAGGGCGATGGCGCGATCTTCACCGACATCGCCTACGAGGTCTCGGTGCGCGACCTGATCGACCAGGGCTATCTGTCGCCGCTGGTGTCCAAGCGCATGGCGACGCAGCTCGATGTCGGCGGCGTGGGCACCCGTGGCGGCGAGTTTATTGCGCGCGAGTTGAACGCCGCGGTCGACCGGGAGGCGATTACCCAAAGTGCCGTGGCCGAGATCGTCGCCTACGGTCAGGATCGCCGCTCGTGGTTAGTCTTCTGCGCCGGCGTCGAGCACGCGCGACATGTGCGTGACGCGATCCGCGCGCAGGGCATCGGGTGCGAGACCATCCTCGGCGAGACGTCCAGCGCCGAGCGCGATCGGCTGATCGAGGCCTTCAAGGGCGGCAAGATCCGCTGCCTGACCAACGCCAACGTGCTCACCACCGGTTTCAATGCCCCTGGCGTCGAACTGATCGCGATGCTGCGACCGACGAAGTCGGCGGGGCTGTACGTGCAGATCGTCGGTCGCGGCTGTCGGCTGGCGCCGGGCAAGAGCGACTGCCTGGTCCTGGACTTCGCCGGCAACATCGCCCGTCACGGACCGATCGATGCGATCAAGCCGAAACGTCCCAGCGAGGGCGACGGCGACGCGCCGATCAAGGTGTGCCCGGACTGCGCCAGCAGCGTTCATGCGGCGGCGCGCGAGTGCCCTGAGTGCGGGCACGCCTTTCCCCTGCCCGCGCCAATGATCGAGGCCCGGGCCAGTACGCTCGAGGTGCTCTCAAGCCTGGTCAAGCCCGAGTGGGTGGCGGTGAGCCAGGTCTGCTACGCACGCCACGAGAAGGCCGGCAAGCCGCCCTCGCTGCGCGTCGAGTACTGGTGCGGCCTGTCGGCCCATCACGAGTGGATCTGCGTCGAGCATACCGGCTACCCCCGCCAGAAAGCAGCGACCTGGTGGGCCGCGCGCGCACCGGGTACGGCCTTACCGAAAAGCGTCGACGAAGCGCTCCAACACGCCCCGGCTTTGCGGCAACCAGCCGAGATCGCGGTACGCCCGAGCGGGCGCTACACCGAAGTCGTCGCGGCGCGCTTCTGATGCTCTGCGACGTGTGCCGCCGCGACTACCGTGGTTTTGGTTACTCACCACGTCTGACCCGCCAGAGCGGCCCCGATCTGTGGGCCTGTTCCATGCGGTGTCTGGACATCATCGGGAGGCTCAAAGGAATGATCGACCCCAATAAACATGAAGAAGCCGCACTGCGTCAGGCCAGCGCCGTAGGCGGCGAGTACGTCGAATCGCTCGGCCGCACCAATCTGGCCCAGTGGTCGGCGCACGAATGGTCGACGCTGATCGACGTCGTTGTCACTGCTTTCCAGGATCACCTGCGGGAAGCCTATAACCAAGACCCGCCGTTTTGAGGAGGAGGTAATGACCGCTTCCAGTTTCATGGCGCAGTTGGGCGCCAAACTCGTCGACGCCGGATTTCCGATCCTGCCGATCCAGCCGGGCACCAAGAAGCCGGGCGTGTTTCGCCGCGGTACGTGGCGCGACTATCCGGCCTGGAGTCGCCATTGCACGCGCGACACCACCGACCACGAGATCGACGTCTGGGGCGACTGGCCGGATGCCGGCATCGGCGTCGCTGCCGGGCGGGTGATCGGCATCGATATCGATGTGTTGAGCGATCCGAAGTTGGCCAAGCGTATCGAGGTCCTGGCCCGCGAGATGCTGGGCGACACGCCGGCGTTGCGCATTGGCCGGGCCCCCAAGCGCCTCCTGGTCTATCGCGCCGACCAGCCGTTCAAGGGGTTCAAGCTGCCGCCAATCGAGGTCCTCGGCCTGGGCCAGCAGTTCATCGCCTACGGTATTCATCCGGAGACCGGTCAGCCTTACGACTGGCCACTGGAGACGCTGGCCGAGATCGGGATCGGGGAGCTGCCGACGGTCACCGAGGCGCAGGCGCACGCTTTTGCCACGGCAGCGATCGCGCTGGTGCCGCCAGAATTGCGGCCGGCGCGGTTGCCGCATCTTCAAGGCGCTGAAACAGCCGCTGGCGGGGCTGGGGAACAGCGCGGCACACTTGAGGCGGTCACCGAGGCGTTGCGCTTCATCGCGAACGATGACCTCGACTACGACAGTTGGGTGCGGATCGGCCTGGCGATTAAGGGTGCGTTGGGCGACGATGGCTGGCCACTGTTCGAGGCCTGGTCGGGACGCGCAGTGAAGAATGTTCCCGAGACAACGGACAAGGCATGGCGTGGCATGAAGCCGACCCGCATTGGTGCCGGCACGCTCTACAGACTGGCGCTCGAGGTAGGTTGGGACCCGGCTCCGACGCTGCAACTCAACGGCGCGCTGATCGTGAACGGTCATCATCCGGCGAAGGAGTTTCTCGAAATGCTTAACAGCACCAAAGCGATGCTCGGTCCCGTGACGGCACCCTACAAGAAGGTCGGGACAAAGATGCCCCAGGCGACATTGATGCCATTTGGTTGGAATCAGGTCGGGGGCGTCATTGCCGACATGATGGAGCTGATGGACCGCAGCGCGAAGCGTTCACAGCCCGTGCTTGCACTGGGAGCGTCCTTGGCCGCCGTCGGCGCGCTGATGGGGCGTAAGTACCGCACGGCGAGCAACATCCGTTCGAACCTCTACGTCGTTGGGGTTGCCGAGAGTGGCGCTGGCAAGAACAACAGCCGGCTGGTGATCAACGAGCTTCTTCGCCGAGCCGGGCTGCTGCAGTACCTCGGTGGCAACAAGATCGCCTCTGGTTCGGGGCTGCTCAATGCGTTGTCTCGGCAGCCTTCGCCGCTGTTTCAACTCGATGAATTCGGCATGTTCCTGTCGGCGGCTGTCGACCGCAAGCGCTCACCGCGCTATGTCTGCGAGATCCTGGATCTGCTCACCGAGCTCTATACGACGTCGGGTACCACCTATTTCGGAATCGAATATGCACAGAGCCAGGCAGATGCCGCGCATCGGGCGATTCATCAACCCTGTGTGTGTGTCTACGGCACGACGACGCCGGTGCACTTCTGGCAAGCGCTGCAGGCAGCCAACGTCGCTGATGGTTCGCTGGCGCGGTTCCTGATCCTTCAGACGGAGGAGGACTTCCCGGATAGCAACAAGGACTTCGGCGTCATCGATCCGCCCCAGGGGTTGATTGATCGCCTGCTGCTGATCCATCAGGGCGGGGGCAAGCTGTCGGGCAACCTCAGCGATATCGGTGGCGTGGATCAGGTGTCGCCGACACCCCGCTTGGTGCCCATGAGTGACAAGGCAAAGGCAGGATTCAAGGCGCTTGACCGCGACCTCCTGGATGACCTGCGCGCCTCGTCCGGCAGCGGTTTCGCGTCGATCCTGGCGCGCATCGAGGAAAACGCCACCAAGCTCGCTCTCATCCGTGCCGTATCGCGCGATGCGGTGGATCCGCAGATCCAGAAAGAGGACGCAGAGTGGGGCATTCTCATCGCACGGCATTGCGCCAATCAGACCATTCGTGAAGCGTCGATGCGGGTTTCGGAGAACGTCATCGAGTCGAATCACAAGCGCGCGCTCCTGATACTTCAAGGGTCGGGGACCGAGGGGATGACTAGGAGCGAGTTTACGCGTCGTACGCAGTTCATGGATGGCCGTCAGCGCGACAGCGTGCTGCAAACGCTGCTGGACGCACAGTTCATCGAGGTCGCCATGATTCAAGGAACCCGACGTCCAACGCAAGTAATAAAAGCGCTTACAAACAATGCGTTAGATGGTGACAGTGATTAACTTCAATTTTTATTATTTCAAACTTCACATGCCCTGCGTACACACATCCACATCGCCTCGCGCGCGAGACCCGAAGAGAGGGAGAGAGAAAACAGGATATATTGAAAGAATTAAATATTGATATATCTATCTCTCTCGCCACGAGCACTCCATTGAAAGATTGAAGTATTGACGTTATTGCCGTAGCCCCATTTTTGCTCTGACCCGTACCCGATCCCGATCGGGCATGAGGGAGCGCCGAAGACCCTGACCCGGTCGCGTGCCGCTCCTCCAGGCCGCCTTAGCCTCTTGGAGGAACTGCACCATGTCTCACCATTCAACACCCCCGCCAGCGGCCAGCCCTCGCGCCGCAGTGACCCTGCCCGGCGCTGTACTCGCGCTCGATCTCGGCCAGCACACCGGCTGGGCGCTGGCCTATCCACGCGGTCCCATCACCTCGGGTACCGAGACCTTCAAAGC